TCCACGATAAACCATATCGCGCTGAGAATCCATCCTGCTCCTATCATGTTCATACCTCCACTTTATTGATAGTGGCAATATAGATAGGTATTTGCAAAAAGTCAAGTATTTAATCATATTTTGTTCCGACCATCGCCGCTCGCCAAGTTGTACCGGCGTCGCTGGTGGTCATCTGGTATATCGTGACCTTGCTCGCAGTAGTGTCTCGTGAAGGCTCGGTAGCGAACGGCCAACCCACGGAAGCGGGCCACGTCACGTCCGCCGAACCGGAAGCGGGGTTAGTGATTTCAAGCGTGAGCATGGACGCCACTTTCTCGTCGTACACGTTCGAGGGCACGTTCGTAATCGCAATGACCACAGTCCCGGAAGTGGGAAGGGTGAGCGTGTGATAGTCGCCGCTATCAAAGTCGATAGTGACAGTACTAGCGGTGACGGTGCCAAGCGGATTGAGCTTGTACGCTATCGCCCACGGGGGGGCTTGAAGGCGTTCTTCGACATCGACCTTGACGTTACGGATTTCCTGAGCGCCAAGACCGGCTTTATCGGTGTTCGCCGGTGCGCTGGTGGTATAGACGTTAGTATAACGGGAAGCCATGATTTACCTCACAGTAAGTTGTGACAAAACGGGCAGGTGTACCCGGCGGACTTTACCTTGACCGGAACTACCTTCTTACATGTCGAGCAATATAATTTCATTAGCAGTCTATGTACGGGAGGACCACGTTCCCGTTACTCCTTGTGAAGTTCTTATTTTTCATAAGCTGAATCTCTGAATCCGACATCTCCTCCCACATCTGCGCGGCTTGCCATTCGTGTCTGCGTTTCTCCTCGAACGACGCTAGGTAGTAAGCAATAGCATCAGGCGCTTCCTCGGTGAGAGAATCCGTGTGCGTTAAAAACGTAGTCGGCCGTGCGAGGTATTTGTAGTACTTCATTTCAAGATACGTGGCTTCGTCGGTCATCGTGAACAGTCGAATCATGTTCTCGTAAATATCGTAGTAGAGCGGGTGCGACTGCGTACCGCGTATGTCGAATCCTTCCTTGTCCTCGGTACCCATCGGGAGTTTCGTCAAGTTGATGATACCGTTGCACTTCCGAATCGAGTACGCCGCCGCTACCTGAGTGGGACCGGCCGTCGCAAGCGTCAAGTTCGTGGCATCGGTTACGGTGAGTATTTCGTACCACGTCGCGTCGTCCCAACTGATCTGATATTTCTTGCCTGACCAGTCGGCCTCCCATGCCGTGCTCGTACCTATGACGGCTGTGGTTGCGGCGCATTCAGCGGAACCAGTCTCGTATTCCGAAGAGTCGAACCGAAGAATCCGCATAGGTCCTATCTCGACTTTGAAGTCTGAAGGAAGCGCAAGCGAGCGAGTATAAGCTGGAACGGCAACGCCGTATTCCTCCTCCATCCACCAATAGTTGAAGTCGTCCATCACCTTGCGCATGAAGTTGGAAAGCAAGCCCTCGGTCACAGCCTGGGCCTGTGTAGTTAGAGCGGAGGGAGGAGTCGTGTCCCCGTAAACAAGAAACATCGCGCGATTATAAATATCTGAGAGCGTCATGCCTCCCCCCTAGTACGATGGTATGTCGTTAATGACGGGCATAGCCAGAACCTGCCTTTGCAGAACATCCCACCGCTTCAAGCTCTCCACGTTCCAGAACAGCGTGTAGTATTCGTGGTAGAGTTCTATCAATTCGGCGTCGGGCATGAGTTCGGTGCGCTCGACCTCATTACACCCTAACCGCCGATTGACGTTGTAAATCCGGCAAACAAAAGGACGCCGTTCGTAAACGGTGCATTTGCCGTCAGATAGAAAGGCGCATGTCCCGATAGAGTCGAAGTTGTTCCCATCCAGTAAGGACTTCTCAAAGTCCGATACGTGAAAGGGTGTCTTGCAGCACTTATTGCCGCACCGTGCGCACGGAGTATCGGGTATGCGCGCGTACAAGTCATATAGCAGCCTGAGCTTCTTCTCGTATGTCAACCGGTACCTTCTTTGAGTGTTTCTTCGCCAGATCGTCAGCGCTCTTTTCGTCGTCGTAGAACTCGCTCTTTGAAATAGGTATTCCGGTGCACTCGGCAGGCTTGCACTCGATACAGTCCTTGTCGCAGACGAAGTACTTTTCTTCGCGGACGTTGAACCGGTGCATCTCAATAGGGATCACGACTTCCCCGCCACCGCCAAGCTTCTGACCACCCTCGCGGCGCTCGCTCTGTATAATGGCATCGGTGAAAGGAATAACAGAATCCAGACACGCCGTGCGTCCGGGGACGACAAGCGGCTTACGCTGAATAGGCACGTTGGTCGTGTATCGCTCGATTGCGATGTTGGCCCTGCTTATGACTGCGTGAATCTTCTTATTCATAAATCTTCCTATAATGAAAAGTCAGGGGGGACTAAAAGCCCCCCTGTTGTGTTACCCGTTGCAAATCGCTATGTAGTGAGTCGTTGTCGCATCAGTCTGCGCCGAAGTTCCGAGGGTAATACCCTTTGAAGCTCCGGGAGTTGTACCGCTTGAAACAGTCGGTTCGCCACCGGTGTATGGGGTGAAGCCGTTCGACGCTATAATATCATCGTCGCCTTCAACCATGTACGCTCCGGTAGCGTCAGTCATGTTCTTCTCGTACACAAAAGTCTTCACCGCTCCGTCTGTCATTGCAAAGGCCATAAAGAAATCGGGTATGAACCCAAGTTCAATGACCTGCGCTGCCGAACTTCCGGTGAACGTTCCAGTTTTGATTATCGCCATTGTTTTCTCCTTACCTCCACGCCTTGTAATAGAGCGTGGCCCCTAAGACCTGAAGGTCAGTATCCGCGCCGACCGTAAACCCTATCCCACCACCGGGAGTCGTACCCGAAGAAATCGTGAACTCAGCTTCTTCATAAAGGCTGATTCCGAGAGTGGAAGTCACGGTCAAAGGATCGTCGCTGTAGATGTTGTAATCGGAAGCCGTCGAGAACGTGCTCGTCGCCCCCACCCATGAAGCACCGGCGGTAGACTGAACCGTCACGTAACCAAGACGAACATAGCCAGCGGAAGTCGCGGCGATGTCGGCAATGGCCAGAGCTTCGGTCGTGTGAGTAGCAACGGTCGAGTTAGGACCAGTCGCGATAGTCCCGTCGGCAAGCTTCTGAGAAAACCCGAGGGCACACCACGCGCTTTTGTTGATCGTGGTAGCTGCGGGGTTTGACGTTCCGGCCGCTGTAGAAGTATAACCGGTCGTGCTCTGCGAATACACCGAAGCGTAATTCACGTAAGCCTTCGTCGAGGTTACACTTATGGTCGCGGGTTCCAGAAGACCAGTCCTGCCGTGGGCTACAGGAACAATTTTGTTCGCGGTCCCTTCGGCCATATCGTTGGTCCACCACATCTTGACGCCATTATCGGGATTGAATATCTCGACCGCGCTAGGGTAGAATCCGCAGACTTCGTTAATTGCGGCAAGCGAACTTGCATCACACGAAAGTGTCCCCGTAAATATCTGCTTATCCATTGTAATTCTCCTTCATAAGTTGGATGAACGACGGGGCATGGTTAGCCCCGTCATTTCAGATTTTACGTACCAGCAAGCTTGCTTTCGCATTCAACGCGTACGGCACAGCTATCGTTGAGAATCGTGGTTACGTGCTCGACAATCGCACCTACGGTCGAACGCTGTTCGAGCGGTCCACCTTCGGTCTTGCGGTCGTGGACGTAAGTCCTGACACCGCCTTCCATTTCGGTACAGGCGTAGAAGCCCTTACCAACCAAGAGATTCGAGTACACGGTGACAGTGTCGGCACCGGTAGAAGCCCAGGTTTTGACGTTCGTGGACATGATGAAACGAACGCCGGAAACGTGCGCGCCGATCTCACCGGGGTAAAGACTCGAATAGTTGGCGTAGTGCTGAACCGGAATGAACCCGGAAGTCGCGGTCGGCCAGTAGGTAGTGTCTCCACCGCGCAGCCACGCCGCGATAGTGGGATGGATGAACATGAGATAAGCTTCCGGTATAGGCGAAGAATCGTAGCCTGACCCGGTCTTAATCATGGTCTGAATCTTTTCTACGTTGAGGTTTTCCAGAGTGGAAACCGCAGCGCGAAGGTGATACGGAGTAAACACGCCGTTGTCAACCACGGTGCGAGCACCGGAAGTCGAACCCACGTTCGTCGCGGTCACGCGGATGTAAGCAGTACCGGCGTTGATAACCGACGCTATGGTCTGGTCAACGGTATTCCCCATCATTTCGCCCATGAGTCCGACAGTCTCGGATACGATAGGGTCTATGTCGGTCATCTGTACCATGTCGGTTATGATCGAGTACCCACCGTACTGAGCGATGGTCGAAGTGATCTGGGTGTCGTCCAGAACGAGCGGAGAAGGGGTTACGCCTTCTTCCAGAGGAGCGGTCTGTGCGGTAAGGCTTTCGATCCTGCGAAACTTGATCTGGTCGCCCGAACGCATTTTCAGCGGTCGCATCTCTGCGGCTGCTTTGTGGATGAGACGCGGCAAGAGCCTCTGAAGAAGGCGCTTGTCATAGTAAGTCCTTATAGGACTGGGTATGTCAGTCGTTTTGGTGTAATCCATTGAGTTGTCCTGATTTCAACTCGCTTAGGTAGTGAAGCCCTCCACCCGTCTGACCATCTCGTCAAATTCCTTGCCGAGAGGATTCATCTTCGCGATTCGCTGAGTTTCGTCCAGAACGGGCGAAGCCGAACCGCCGACTACCGGAGGTGGTTTCCCTAAGTTAGCGTCAAGTTTTTTGGAAACCTGACCTTTCTTTTCTGCCTGTTTGCGATTCATGAGAGTTTCAGCAAGCTCGTACGCAATCTCGGGACCGCGCGGGTGGTCCATGATAATCTTGTCGAACCCGCGATACGTCGGGTTAGTGGCAATCAATTCGTCAAGAACCGCCATGCGATCCTCGAAGTCATCATTGGCACTCGCCCTCGCCACGCTTTCGCGGAAAGAGTCCTGAAATTGTCGCTTTGCTTCTTCGGCCTGACGCTTAGACTCACGCTTGCGCAAATCGCCCATCGTGAGAATGTCGTCGTCTTTGAACTCTTCCTGCACAGGGGCCACTCGGGCCTCTATCGCATCAAGCTTCGCCTGAATCGCTGCAAGGTTTCGTTCGTATGCCTTGTTCTCTCGGCGCAAACGGGCAAACGCCGCTGAGTCTTTATCCTGACCGGGGGTTTCAGGAGTTACACCCGATTCTTGCTGGTCGGGGACACCAGCCTCCACCTCTGCTTCGGGGGTTGCGCTTACCTCCGGGACTTCGGCGGATACACCCTGTTCGTCACTCATAAAAAACCTCGTGTATAAAATACGAAAGCCCGCGCCGGGATCACTCCCAACGCGGGCCATCGCTACATCCTAATAAGGGGTGCGAAAGAATCCGCTAATTCGATACTAAAGTACTGAAATACTAAACATCTGTCAAGTACTTTTTTTAAGAATTCGTAATTTTTTTCTTGACAGAATAAAGGCAATCACGGACTCCGCCCTGCCCGTAGACCAGTTTGATGTCAATCTCGCCTGTGAGTCTGTCCGCATCGGCGGAATCCATGATTGCCAGTATTGCTTTTCTTACGTCGGGATCGTTCAAGATTTACCCCATCTTATTGTCGCCAAGTTTCACATTATCACGCTGAATCCTGAGTTCCGACTCGTACACGTCATTGGCCTTGATAGTAGCCACGCCAATCTGCGCCTGCGCCGCGATCTTAGCGACCTCGATCTTGACCTGTGCTTTCATCTGCTCCATCATCTGCTCGAACTGCATCGCCATCTGTTCGGACTGCTGCTGAGACTGAGACGTTTCAGAGACTATTTCCAGCCACCGCTCTTTCGTCTTCTTGTCGATGTCCATAAATTCAAGGGCGATCTCGTCCGGGACCGGGTTCCCCTGATGCTTCCACTCGTTGATCGTGGCAAGGTTCGCCAGCCTGTACGACGGCGTATCCTGAAGATCACCGAATCTTACGTCCCAATCGATATTTGCCCGGCCCTTGTCGAAGTCCTCCCAATACGAAGCGATCTTGTCTTGAAGCTGTTTCATCTGCTGCATGATCTGCTCGCCCTGCTGGATGAACTGCTGCTGCGCCTGCGGGTCGCCTTGCGGAGGCGGGGTGGACTGAATCTCAATCGCCTGTTTTTCAAGGTCTTTGAGTTCCTTGACGTGGGGCGTGTTCTCGCCTACGATGTTCTTGATCTTCGCGATGTCCCAATGCTTGTTGACGAGCTTGATGACGTGCTTACTCAGCATTTCGTAACCAAGCCAGATATTGTCAAGGCCGTGCTGAATCTGCGTGTAGTTGGCTCTCTCGCGAAGCTGCGCCACGCCCACGGCTTGCTGACCGGTATCGGGAACTCCAAGCATGTCTGAAGGGATTGACACCATGTCGAAGTCAGTGTTGTTTTCCTTTTCGAGCATGGAATAAGCGTCGGGAATTTTCGGGCCTTCGAATTGATCGATGTCGTTCATGTCGTCCATTTCGACAACCTGCTCGTCTCCGGTGAGGAAAGCCTTCATGTCGATGTTCGCGCCGCGCTTGACCTTGTAGCCCTTGATGTTCTTCGACAGAATGAACTCCATCATCTGAGAACGCCGTTTGTTTTTTTCAAGCTGGATGTCTCGAAGCGGACGGACCATTCCCTGAAGCTTCCATTCCCAATCGGGGCAGGTGGGGTCGAAGGTCCACATCACGGGGATGAGAGGGTACTCATCTTCAAGGTACGGTGAAACACCGTCATAGGCCATGATGAAGTCACCTATGGAGCGCTTCATTTTGATTATGTTCGCACGTCGGTTGACGAGCTTGTAGTCTTCCGGGTTATCGATTGATTCAAGGAATTTCTGCTCACCGCCCTTGTCGAGAATTATGTGCTCCATTGTCTGAAGGTTTATTGCGAACGGGCGTTCTTCTGAATCGCGATACCACTTTTCAAGTACGTTGACGCGGCCCTTACCGCCGAAGCTACGGGCGGTCATGTTTTCAAGCGCGTTCTCTTCCTGATCCGGTAAACCCTCGATGTCCTTTGCAAGCTTCGGGTACATCGCTTTGAGTTCGGTCTTTGACAGGTAGGCCCGTCGGAATATATGCGAACAGTCCGAAAGATCGGGGCTATTCAGGTACGGGTCAAACAGTACGCGAAATGGGTCTTCGCGTCTGATAACTATGTCACCGTTAAGGATGTCCCGCGAGTAATCCATGTAGACGAAGAACCACCCGATACCGCACTTAATGGCATCGTCAACCGTAGAGTCAAGCTGGTAGCTGACCGGCCGAGAAGAATACATAAGCTGTAAAAGCTGCGTGTAAACATCGGAGCGGAAGTCGTCTGCTCCTTCGTGAGGGTAGGTCTTCATCCCGTTACGGTTCTGCCTGTGGAAACCAGAAACCCAGTCCACCCTTTTCTTGATAAGGTTAATCGAAAGATATGGCTTGCCCTTCTTCTTCTTGATCCCACCCCACTGGTTCCCGAGGTAAAAGTCATCGTCCTCTTTCATCTCGTTTCTGAGTAAAGACAGGTGTGCAAGGTCGTCGTTCCACTCGCCGTAAAGGTCTTTTATTCCAACGTCTTCGCCGTATGCTTTCATGCGTTTAACCATGAGTTCCCATTACTTGCTTCTTTGGACTGCCTGTTCCACCGCAAAAGTGGGTTGTCAGTCTCGTAGGTTGCAGGCTCGACATAAGCCGGACCTGCAACCTTTACCTTCTCATCCCTAAGCCTTGAAAGAGCGTCAAGCATGTCCTTGTATTGGCTCACCGGGAACTCGTTGTACTCTTCCTGAATGAAGTCATCTACAAGATTTCTGAGTTTACCGTTGCAATCGGTGTAGGGAATCTTTTCTGGGAAGATCATTCTCCCCTCCTGAAACAGGGGCTGCAATTTGAGAATCCTCTCGTCCTTCGAAAGTTTGGTCCCTCCGACTTCCTCGATAGGGAAGTGGAACCCCTCCTCGCGCTTCTTCTCCTCAATGTATTCGATGTCGCCCTGCATGGAATATTTCTCGTAATAGACCTTGATCACCTTCCACTTTGAAACAAGGTCAAAGAGCTTTCTCTGCTTCTGCTGAAGGTCAAGTCTGTCTCTCACGCAATCTAGTATGTAATAATAATTTCTAGGGTCTACCCCCACCACCCACATAACCGTATAGGCTGAACCCTCTTTTTTTGAGCCGGCGGGGTCGGAAAAGATGAAGTTCCGCGTGTGTGGTCGGGCTGTGGTATTGTTGTAGTACTTAATCCAATTAACGTCGAAAGCCTTTTCATCAGCCTTGATAGGGTCCATAAGCATCTGCGAAGCAAAGGTCGATGTCCCCATGTTCTTGAACTCTTCCCAGATGTGGTCCTGTGTATAGAGTACTGCCCGTCCATCTCCGAGGGGAGATACATCGTCCTCCGCGCCCCCAGGCTTTGCCGGAAAAGCTCCGTTATGGGTGCAGGCATATTCCCTGACAGTATAACCTCCACCACGGATGAGCTCGCCATAGAAGTCGCCAAAGTGATAACGGGTTCCGATGAAACAGTGCGTTCCGTTTTTTGGGTCGCCGAGAGCATGTGAGAGCTTGACGCATTCTGATACCTTGTTTCGCTGTTCACTGGTTGACACCGCCTCCCTTGTCACAACGTCGTCGTAAATACGGCGCGTGAAGTGCTTGCCCGTAGGCATCGAGTCTATAAGTCCTGAAGCCTGTAAAGTTCCACCGATCTCATTACCGCATTTAAGCTGTAATCCATCGTCGAGGGACCACAACCAACCCTTCGTGTTCATCGGGTTCGACGGGATCACGTCTTCAAACGCTGCCGCTAGTAAACCGTTGGTTTCAAGTACTGTTTTAATCCGGCGCAGAAAGTCCTTCGCTATCGACTTCGTGTGAGAGAAAATACACCCGCGAATCATGGGGTCACGGAGAGCATCCTGTATGGTGCCGGCCACGGTGATTATCGAACTTTTATAATGATAGCGACTCCATACGTCGAGCGTTCTGTGCCGACTGTCATTAACTTCATTTGCCCTATCTACGAGCCACGGGTGGTTAATATCTCCCCACCCCAAAACGAAGTACATGAGGAAAAACAAGTCGTCCCAACACAGCTTGCGAATCAACTCAATGGCCTTCTTCCAGTCGTTCTTGTCCCTGAAGACGTTCAGGTCATGGGCTATCTTCTCGTAATTTCTACGGTACTTCGCGCCCTCGACAGGATGGAAGATGAATCCGTTCACGCCTTGTGGTCCATGAGTATTCTCGAAATGTCGCCCTCGAAAACAAAGCTTCCGAGATGGTCGAGTTTCGCAGTAATATCAAGATGAATCTTCCCGCCCATCTTCTTCCAGCGGTTGCAAAACCCATAGTCTTCGGACCATCCCACACCGTTCTCATCGTAAAGGTTCTCGAAAAACGTATAGGTGAACTCGCGCTCCTTCTCTGAAAGCAAGTGTGAGTAGGTCTGGTACTTCATCTCCGGGTACTGCTTCATCATCTTCTCGAACACGCCGCGCTGAATCATCAAAAATCCAGCACCAACGCGCTCGACCTCACATATCCCGTTCACGATATCAAACCTGCCCTCGGGAAACGTGACGGTATAGTCCTCTTTCACGCACTTCTTCCTATACCCACCGGCTATGACTTCCTTCTCGGAGAGCATCAATCGTATCACAGACTCAGCCTGAAATCCTATGTCAGCGTCAAGGAACATGAAGTGCGTATAGTCCTCTCCCCTTCCGAGAAAAGCCGCAACGCATTCGTTCCGCGCGCGGCAGACGTTCGACTCGTTCCTCACGAAATACGTGTAGAACTCCACCCCCAAGTGCCAGAACAGGTTCTGCATCTTCAGTAAGCTCGCGGTGTAAACGTCAGTCAGCATTCCACCGTAGCAGGGAGTTGCTAACCATAGCTTCATTCCCCGCAGCTTCGCCATGTCAGATGGCGGCAACGGCATTCCCTGCGATCTCTTAGACTTGTTCTTGTCTTTACTCACAAATACCCCTCGCTAGACATACAATAAAATCGTTTCCAACTATACTCGTGAACACATACAACGGTAGTATCGTATCGATACGGCTAGAAAATTGTTTACGCATATCATAACCAACCGCATCCCACGCCTGATCCATATCAAGCAGCGGGTAGTCTCCAAGAGCAAAACACACACGACACTCGCTACTCACTCGGTTCTACCTTCCTGTGAACAAACCTGCCCTCTACCGGCTCGACATATTCGTACGTCAACCCAAGATTATTTTCAATCGAATAAATCCTGTTTACTAGACGGACAGACCATTTGCGATCACACCGTTTCCACTCCTCCCACTCTTGAAGAAATTTCTCAAACGACTCTCGCAATTCCTTATCCTTCATGACTTTTTCTCTGACACATGTGTTTTAAAAAATAACCTCATGTCTGAAAGGTGGTCTTGCATTCGGGCTATTTCGTTGTTCGCGTCAGATAATGAAAAACCAAGGTCTTTCATGTTTTTTGATATAAATTCAAGCATAGGTCCAGCCTGATCTTCTCGCATTTCAGCAAACGACTCGACCATTACACCTTCTGGAACATATTCCAGTGGGATAATCAATCTTTTAGGGACTCCATCGACTGACTCGATGGTAACCTTGCCTGCCGCCAACCCTCGTTCGTCGTCATACGCATAGAACTCGTAAACACCGAACATCTGCCAATTACGTCTTACAGCAATTTTTATCATGACTTCCTCACCAACCATGAACTACCCAAAGGCTGCACCCCTGGGAACGACTCTTGAACAGCCCTCGCAACACCGGGCCAGTTTATGTCGTGACCACCGAAATATCCACCCTTCACAACCTTCGGCCACCACGCCTTGATATCTGCAAGAACGTCCTCGTACTCGTGACTCGCGTCGATAAACACACCGACAAGGCTTTCATCCGAGTAAAACTTAGCGGCTTCGACGCTCGGCTGCCTCACCGGAATAATCAGTCCGCGAGAAATATACCCATCAACATTCTCGCAAAACTCGGCGTAAACGTCGTGCTGCGCCACGTAAAGCTTATGCTCCTCGCTGCCCTCCCACGTATCTACGCAGTGGATTACAAAATTATTAAACGAAAACCTACTTCCATGTGTGACCTGGTCCGCAAAATACGCAGCACTCCTACCAAGCCAACTCCCTACCTCAACAAACACGGCATCACGCGATTCAATAAACTCATCCACCACGCGCGAGTATATATCCTGAAAATCAAACCAGCCCGGTATCTCATACCAATTCTTCACTCTTCACCGTCCACACAGCACTCCTCTTACTACCACCACCCTCGCCACCGTAACCCACACGAAAATCCCGCGCAAGCGCACCAGCGTCCACAACACCGCCCGACTCAATCCGAACAAACAGCCTCCCCGCGTCACGGTAATGAACACACACCGCGTCAAGTCCACCGCCTACCCGCTCAGACCATAGACGCATAATCAGCTTCACGTCCTCAACCGGGCCAATCACTTCAAGCGGCACAAACACCACCACGGGTTAACCCCCTACGGAACAATATCCCACACTACCATCGGGAACAAACGACAAGGCCCATTCTGCCAAGCAGGAATCCGGCGCACCTCGGCCGATACCTCAACCAAGTGCTCGTCCGGCGGGTACAAGCGCATCCACTGTAAATAATCAAGAGAACCGGACTCACCAAAACACCATCCACCAGCTCTCAGTTGGAACTTCGACGCATCCACCCTGCACTCAGGTTCACGATACATAAGACCTCCAAAAAATTTCTGCTGGGATAGTGGGGGATGTCAAGCCCGAACCACCCGGCCCCATAGGGTAGGGGGGGCGTCTCCCCATCCCTGCCCGACACCGACCGCGCTCACCCGCTACGCCTGCCGTCTAGGATCACAGCACAGAGCACCAGGAAGAACAGCACTACACATGCGTATAGTATAAAGGTCATGGGTTATCGGGCCTCTGAATTGTGGCAAGGGTTTGGGCGCGCCTTATATCGTCGACGTGCATCAGCACGGTCAACTGTGCGAGTGCCACGGTAGCGGCCATGCTCTCGATTGTAGGCTGTGCACTCATATCCATACCGCCCTAATAAGGGCATCAATCAAGGCGTTGTACTCGGCTGCCGTGATGACCTGCCCCGTATCCTCGACCTTAAGGGCCAACACCCTATCGATGGCGTCGAGTCTCATCTGTGCTCTACTGTCCTGCATTATCGCGCCCCTCCCGGCACCATCATCCGTATGGGAGCGTCGTCTAGGTCGTCTCCTGGGGCATCCTGGGCAGTCTCAGGGGCGTCTATGGTGTACTCCGCGGGGATGTCTACCTTAATCCGGCCAGTGCTGTCTCTATCGGGGAAGAACTGGAATATGTTTACCGACCTGGGTGCCGGCTGGTCCGCTCCCGTGAGTCTGGCCATTGAATCGTTGATATCGCGCTGTAGCCGGACTTTGGTCTCGGTCTTTTCGATCTGCTCGCAATCCTTGTATTGCTGCTCGTATCTGGCAATGATTATTGGCCGGTACTCTGCAATATCGGGGAGTAATTTGGCGATTGCCTGTTTGGCACGTTTGACGTGTCGTTCTGAGGTGTTTGTAGTGAGCTTATAGGTAGCTTTGAGGGTATTAACTATGTCTGTTACGCGGTGCCCGGCCACGATCTGCTGTATCGCGTAGGCTTGTATGATGTCTGACTGAGCGCTTTTCCGGGCCATTTAGTCTATTTTGCCCTTTTATTGTCTATTATAGTAGTAGTATATGGCATGATTATCGGCCTATTAAGCACGTATCGCGGCCGGTATCGTGCGTACTGTACCCGCGCGGCCAATAGCTTGGTGGTGTCGCTTATGTCGGTATTATAGGGAGTCATGACCGCACATATACTCCGGAGTCTGTGAGTATGACAAAATGTGGACCTATTGGCACAACGCTTCGCACGCTCCCGTCCACCCGGCATAATACGCGGGCGCGGACTATCTGCGGTCGCCGTGTCGCGTCTCTCAATACTGTCTTGTGCTCTCCGTATGTCAATTACTCCCCCTCCCTCGGCCCGTCGCCCAGATCAGGCTGTGTGTCTACCCTGCCGCACTGAGGGCATACGGATAATATCATCATGGGATCATTGCGGCTGTATTGCGGCTCCGGGATAGTCCGGCCACAATTAGGGCATCTCATGCTATTGGCTCCCCATCTGGCCGGACGAGATGCTCGCACTCACAGTATGATATCAACTGTAGTATGGCCGCACTCGCTATATTACGGCCCTCACTCATCGGCACATATCGCGCGGAATACCGCATCAACGCATTATAGGCATCGGCATCTAGACGTACCCCTCTCATATTATCGCCCCAATCCCGGCCATGTATAGGAGACCCCACAATACTAATGCGTTGGCAATGTTAGCAATAAGTGCCGCGCGGTCGCCTCGCCCAATAGACACCCCAATGCCCGCAACCTGTAGGCAGACTAGTACTATTAACCATCCATTCATCCGGCCAGCCTCTCCCGTAGTGATATGATCGATTGCCTTAACTGCTCGGTACTCGCCGCAATCTCCATCACGCGGCTCTGGTGTAGTTCCGGCGCGCGCTCCAGGGTGTCAACCAGGATATCCATTATCTCGCTGCATCTCCGCGCGGCCCGGTTCAATCTCTCTTCATATATAGACATAATTAAGCACAAGGTACTAAACATACGTGTATCTGTCAACACTTTTTTTCCGCGTTTTGCACTTTTTTTTCACGCGCGAAGAAATAATTGCAAAAAAAGCTTGACTTTATCCGACTATGTAAGTACAGTGTATTTAGTTGTTGATGATCTTTCGAAACTTCGGGGCGCGAACATGGTGCTTGCATCATGGCAGCAAGTAGGCCGGTCGGCCGGAAACCGACAGCACGCTGAACGCTAATAAGCGCCCCTTATAATCTCCACTCTTTCTTCCTGCCCTCCATCAGAGAGGGCAGAATATAAATAGTGGAGTGTGACAAAATGAACGACTTCCCGCGCCGAATACCAAAAACCAAACATGTACTGATATGTCCTGCGAAAATAGACTCTATGATGACCGGAGTGTCGTATGCAGAAGTTGACTCCAATTATCGCATTACATTAGTGTACGTAGACGACACGCGCGAGTCACGGGACAGCACTCGACCGGAAGTATTATCAATGGATGGTTTTTTACCGCTTGTGAGCTTTGTACAAGCAGGTCGAGTTTAACGCCTTATGCCCGGTCATACTATGGCCGGTCATAAGCCGTTAAAAAAATAGAGAGGTGCATCATGAGTAAAAAACAGAAGGGCTTTGTGGAGTACGTCAAGGCGCAATACGCAAAACGCGGCATCATCATCGACCACGTGAAGGTGTTCGGCCGGACGATCTGTTTGTACGCCGCCGGTGAGATTGTTTACTCTATTGAGAGGAGGGCATAATAATGACAACAATCTCAACACGCAAAAGCCGATACGGGCACCGAGCGGTAATAGAAGAAATATCACTTCAGCATAATGCCGTTGTCCGCTTAGACTGGGATAGCCCGAACAGAATCACCCGCGAAGACGCACTCAAGGACGGGATCGAATACTTGAAAAACGCTGTTCCGGGCGCTATATTTAGGCAGTATCCGAAGCGATACCGAGGCAAGATTGTTGATCCCGGTTTTATCGCCGTTACGATGCCCGCTTAACGCTTTATGGTGCCGCCTTTCGGGGCGGTTCCACAAGTCGTTAAAATATAATGGAGGTCTTACCATGACGATAAAAGAATTACGTGAAAAGATTGAAGCGAAAAAGTGCCGTTCCGCGTGGGATCGCGGCGTAAAAAACTATGCGCTTGACCTGATCGAGGAATGGAGCGAGGACCGCGAATTTTACGGATCGCCGGCCGACCGAAAAGAATTACTCAACGGTGCCTCTAGTTGGGAGCAGTATTCCGAAGGCGGGTGTGCTCTGATTTATGACGAGGACATAGCCGGAAGGACATCCAATCCGTCGGAACTCAAAAAAACCGACAACGGCCGACGCAATCCGAACAGGCGCGAATCGTGGCTTGATGTTCAAACACGCGCGCTTTTCCAGGCCGAACGCCTCATTTTGAGGATCGCAAAACGCGACCAGAGCACACACCACAACGCCGCGGACGAGATTTACGAAACGCTGTAGCACCCCGCCCGCCGGTTTAGCCGTGGCCTTCAATGGCAAGCGGGCACATCTTAGCAAGGAGGTGATGGCATGAAAAGGTTCTAAGTGACAGCCCGGCGCGGCCCTCGACGAAAGGCGGCCGGGCACAGTAAAAAAACTATACGGAGGAAATATGGAAAGCTTAAAGTTACTCGCAAAGCTCGCAAAAGAACGTCCTAACTGGATCGCCTTCCAGCACTACCGCGGAAAGATCAAGTTGGCCATGTCTACCCATTCGGACGAATGGACACATGGCACGGCAAGCGAAGAACCGACATACGCCGCAGGAAACGACCGCGTTGTTTCGATATGGTATTGCCCATGAAAAAACTAAAGAGAGTACGGGTCAACTATCGATTGCGCCCCGATGTCAAAGAGAGTGTCGAACAGATAGCCACGGAAACCGGGAAGACTATGACGGAGGTGGTGGAAGAAGCCGTAAAACTATACGCCGAGAAGAAAACCTTGAAACAGAAAGCCTTAGCCCATTACGACATGATGATCTCCTTGCCTAAAGAGTGGGAACAACAAGACAAGAACCCGGCCGAATAAGCCGGGTTTTTTCTTGTCTAAACTATACGCCAGTTTTCAAAGAGGGAGGCTACACGTCACGGATTACGACGACCACATATATTTAAAAGAATACCACATTCGCTTATACCACGGGTAATGATAAATTTCAATGAACATGAAGTAATAATCAGATTCGTGTAAATACTTATCAAACATACCGCCATAGTGATCCCTCATGTATTGATAGTGGTCATATCTTTCGGTTCTCATGATATCCTCTATATCGTGGTATCGAGCGCGGTGAATGTCAGCCTTATGTAACCCGCGCGGGAGTTTGCCTATGCGCTCCTTCAAGATAGACTTTGCTTCCGCGAGTGTACGCGGCCCTACCAATTCGTACATCAACCTATCGTTGATCGGCTCTTTCGCGAGCTTCCAAAACTGGTATACTGTATGGGCTATTTGCATTGTTTGGAAAGAGTTCCCGGAGGTTTATCACGCCTCCGGGCGGCAACTTTAAATCAGCAATGAAAAAATAGTTTGCGTTTTCGCGGCGAGCCTGAAGGTCTTCCACGATAAGCATGGGCCTGACCCGGACAGACTGTATGGCCTCGAACCATAGCCCTGCGTGTTCCGGTTTCCCGGATGTTATAGCTAATCTATCCTTTCAAAAACGTGAAATACCAATGTCTCGCTCTCCACCATGAACGTCCCAATAAAATTTCGGTTCATTCCCATTTCCATTGGGACACGGTGGCCCGTTCCAAATATTTCAAATACCCTTTCAACTAAGCTCTGCTCGGCATCGACCAATACCCACATACACGGCATTCCACGCTGAACATGAATCGAAAGTATTTGTGCCCCTTTGGGCATGTTAATTCGGTTGTATTCGTCGGCATTCAGTAAATATTTCCAAATAGTATAGTTCATTTATCTCCTCCTATTTTTGTACGTCCACACGGGGCTTCCACCCGCTGCCACCGAATCCCAACCCTCTCGATGTCTGACGGCTCCCCAGATGGCGCCCGCCCCACTCTTACACTTTCGCTACGCCGGCAGTGTGGGCCTCGATAGCCGTTTTACGAGTGTTCGTCGTCTCGGGTTTTTACCGGTTTTCCTTCCGGCCTAACACTAACAACCTGAGCAGGGGGGAGGGTTAAACGTGGTGGTTCCTCTCACCCCCACTCTTTCGACGCCGAAGCGTCCACCTCCGCGAACAAAGGGATGACGTATCGTCACAGTCACGGATTACATTACCAGTACTATCAAAGCGCGTAAATGTCAAGCAATTTTACCTTCGTCGCGCAAAAAAAGTACTCTCGTCGCAATGTATCCAGACGAGCACCCGCAAGCGTTCGCGATCTGCCGCTGTGTGTTCGTCGGATAGTAAGCAATTATCATCGCGTCAATCGCGGCCCTTGTCCTGTCGTCCATCACCTTAGCCCGGCGGTGCTTGCCCTCGATTGCGGTCTTCCACTCGTCTGGAATTTTAACCGTCATAAAATAGTAGCCTCCACATCCAACCCCTGAAACTCTGCCATTCTCCAATCCCATGAAAACCTCCCGCTATCGTAAATGTCAAACCAGACTATACCAAGATCGACCAGACCTTCGCACTCGCGCACTCCGAAAATCGTGTGATAGCACAGTGCCGGAAGTGTAATCCCAACCCACGACGGGCCTCCCGCATAGTTGAAGTAGTGGACGTGCCCGCGAAGAATGATGTTTGACAGAGGGTGTTTGGCCTTCTCGTTGTGCCACATCACGTTCCACATCCTGGCTTTCGATATTGCGGTATGTCTGCCGTGCGGTATCTGTGAAGCCCCGATCTTGTGCTTCGCGTCGATCACACACCCGTTGACGTTGTAAAACCCGTGGCCCTCGATCTTGATGTCCTTGCAGCGCGAAAAAGCCGGGATGATCTTCTCAAAGTCGTCTTCCTTGCCGACGTGGTAGCGCGTTCCGTAAACCATCCTGACCTTCTCGGCTTCAGTCTCATCTATGAACCTTGAAAACATCCGGCATTGCTCCACGCGGTCGGTAGTCAACTGCTCCACCCCGCCGGACTTCTCGCCCTTTCCATCTATAGCGTCCCCGGTCATCAGCAGAATGTCAATCGGCTTTAGTCTCTCGATGGTGTCAGCGGCGAAGCCCCACAGGTCGCGCTGGTACGTGCCTATGTCGCGCTGAAGCATGTCGCCCGTGTCCTTTCCGAACCACCATTCTGGAGGAGTCAACCCGTAGTGGTGTCCAGTATGCGTGTCGGAACATACCATCACGCGCTTGAAGTTCCTCAATTACGTTCCTCCAGTATCTCGGAGATTGAGTCTTCGAAACGGCTCTCCGTGTCCTCGACACCGCGACGATAGTCTTCATCTGGGTTATTGGCGTTGCGCACATTGCGGCACCATTCCCGCGCCTTGTCGAGCTTAGACGGCTTTATGAGGCCGGCGCGTTTCAAGTTTTCTACAAACATATCTTCCGACTTTCGGTTCCATTCATTAGTCGCAGGCACCCGCAAATACACCTGCCGCGCCATCTTCTCGCTGATTTGATCGCTCATGTTCAGCCCCACTTGATCTTGTATGTTTTGCGCTCGCTCCATTCCTCTTGCTTACCTACATTCCACTGGTTTATCGGCCTTATGTAGCCAACGCAACGTGAGTACACCTCGCACGGAACTCCGATAGTCTTCTCAGAACGCGCCGAGTTGATGTCCATCGCCACTATCTCAATCGCGGCCTGACGGGAGATTCCGATTGTCTCCATGAGTTCAGTGACTTTAGCGTTCATTGCTCCTCCTTAAACTCAACATCCAGTGGAATGTACCAAGAGGCATCCAGTACTTAACGTCTATGGATAGCCCCTCGCCCTCGCATCCTACGTTGATTGTGCTCGGCTCATACCATCCCTTCCATTCCGGTATCCTAGTGTATCGGGCTATAGATATTTGCTCACCGTCAGACACTAAGACATCTTCATCGTTGGGTGGTAGTTGCTCGGTTACGTCATACCATTGCATCGCTCCTCCTTATTGCGGCGTATTCGCCATAGTTAATCATCCGATAATCATCCGATTTTTACCGCTATTACAGTAATACCATAACATATCATGTACATAATGTCAAGAATATTACAGAATCTTAACATGTTTACCGGTATGGCAGTATTATTCATTGCTTTCGACGCTTTCACCGTTTGTTGAAACCGCCTTCTCGGAGTCACGAAGCGCTTCGTATTCTTTTTTAAATTCTTCGTTTTTCATGTCTTCTGCGAGAGCTATCCGTGCGTCAATAAACTGAGGTTTAACAGCACCCATGTACTGAGCAAGCGCGAACATGTACCTGACTATCGCGTGGGCCAAGTGGTAGCATCCGCTTTCTTCCTCGCGCGCGCGGCCATGCGCCGAGAACTCCCAAAGGTGAGCCCCCCCATGCTTAATGTGGACATGCGGGAGTTTGGTCTTCCACTGATCGGGATGCTTGATTTCTCCGTGATCCAGCACGCGCAAAAGCTCCTGCGTCACCTCGAACGGGATGTAGTGGTGTAATGCGCTACCGTCGCGGTAGCCAACCATGTACGCAGTGGTCAGTTCGTTTCGCAACTGTGCAATCTCGCTTTCGCGCTCTATGATGAGGCTGTAGTCGTCCATCATATCGTCGCCCCCCACGCAACAAGAGCGGCGATGGCTACGAACCTGAGCGCCTCAGCGGTTGCATCCCAACCCACGCGAGCGCAGAAATAGGCGAGGCATTGGCACAGCATGGCGAGGCAAAACATTGTGATCGTCATTTCCGTTCCTCCAGGATTTCGGTTATTGCGAGTTCGTATTTTTCCTCGGTTTCGCTTATGCCGTCACGGTATCCCTCTCCCCAATGTGAATAGAATGGCTCCTTTTTACGTTTTTTACACCACGACCGCGCCTCGTCGAGCTTTGAGGGCTTGATGAGGCCGCAGGCTCTCAAATTATCAACAAACCTGTCCTCTTTCTGGCACGTCCATTCTGTAGGACTGGACCCAAGAGAAAATACTTTCCGCGCCATCTTCTCGCTGATTTTATCGCTCATGTCCCCTCCGCGTTACTCATGATTTTATTGATATACTTCCAATTCCACGTCTTACCGTTAATCCCGGAATTATAGTATTTGAGCGCCCTCGGCAATTCCCCACCAGCCGCATCGAGATAATGCGCGAGCACACGGCACCCGATACGGATGTTCAGCGCGGGGTCGTGCAAATCATCGGCGGGTCCGCGATACCAGTACTTGCCCATGACCTGCATCATTCCACGCGCACCGGACTTGCTCACCGCCCAGGGTCGGCCATCGCTCTCGGCGTCGATCACGGCCAGAACCAGGGCGAGCGGCAACTCGTTTCGCGCGGATTCGGTCACGCATATCTGGTATATCTCCTCGGTAAGCCACGGGTATTTCAGCGAGTACGTGTATCGCTGAGGGCCGTGGATGGTCGCGCACGAGCACAGGCACAGCGCGAGGATAGCGATTAAGGATTTCACCGCCAGCCACCTATCGTAACCTCGACATACCACGGACCGAAATCTAACCATACGTGGAAGTGCCATAAATCACTCTTGAAATAACCGTGACGATGCCATGACATTGATGCCCCGAATTGGTACTGGTTATCGTACCGTCCACAACAGACTTTCATCGCAACCCTCTCTTCTTATCTTTCATGATGTCCCTGATTATATCGCGTATCATGACAGCACACGCGACCGCGACGAGTAGAACAACCACGGCGATGTATGGGTATGCGCGGGGGTCAATCATGGCGACCTCGCCAATCCTTAAACTCTCTCCAGTCTCTCGCAATTTCTTCGATTGCTATGCAAACTGCAAGAATTAAGAAACATATCAATCCTACTGCGTGCATTATTTGCCACCATCCGAATCGTCGTGTCCGTATGGGCATTTCGTGTTTTTCTCTTTAGCGACACACAAGACATAATCATCGCACTTCTTGTTACACTGGACGATAAATCCAGGACGGCACTCTTCCGGCTGTGGACTGTCACACGGCATTAAATCGTCAACCCTACACCCGCACCCGTCGCAATATAGGCCGTCATACCCATGTTCGCGCAACCATGATTCGAGTATTTCTCGGATGTTCATACGTCCCTCCCAACTACCTTGATATTAGCTGATCGATAAAACATGCTCAATGAAAGTTTTTTCAACCATCACCCCCTTCGCGGAAGCAGCATCAATGCCAAGATACAAACACAAAGCCGCAGATTTTTCGATGGTCTTGATATATGCATCATAATTTTTTTCTACAAGCTCCCTGTATACATCGCTCATACATCCCTCCTCACTACCTTGATATTCCCGTCCAGATCGCGGCAGCGGGTGCCGTCAGGGGGACGGGGGACGAGGGTGAAAATGCTGTTCGGGGCAACGCATGTGTTATGGATGTCAATCAATGGTGTTATGTAGTGTTTAAGGCAGGTCTGATCATTCCACAACGCACACCCTCCGCAACCATTACCAGACGGAACTCGCTTCAAAAACCTTGTCATTTCACCACCTCCTCCGCTTTCTTAATTTCGCCGCACGTCTTGCTTTGGCAACTCCACTTTGACCACGCCGCTTGTGTGGTATTGTGAAGCGTGGATCGTTGGTAATGTCATGGAGCCAACCGTTCAGCGCGAGCGCGGCGTAGGTCGCGTACTGTCGTATGGATTTCATTTCACTCTCCCCTGTATCGCTTCAAGATTTGCGCGTATTTGTTCAAGCTCCGCGATCTCGGAACGATTCACCGCTATCGTAGGTAAGTTATCACATCCTATTTTAACTGCGGCGTCAAGAACCATTTGTCGATTGCGTATCTCGCGGTTAATCTCAATCAAAGTTTCAGATAGACCATGAAAGCTCATGTCGTCCTCCTTGTTTTATTACACTATACTTGCAATATCTGTTTTGTCAAGCAATAATTTGATGTCTCGCGCGACTACCGAAGGGTCGGCCTTCAACTGCTGCGTCGTGTACCACAGCACTCGCCAGCCCAAGCACTGAGCCGCGTTCAGTTTTTCGCAGTCGTTCGCGTAACCCATGCCCCGCGTGTGACGACCGGCAGCGTATGTCGCGCCCTGGATTTCAATGCCTATCTTGCGCGATGGTATGGCGTAGTCAAATCTCCACAGGCGTTTATCGTGGAAGCGGAACTCGGGAACGAACTCCAATCCAAGGGATGCGATCTCGTGGCGAATGTATGTGTCGATAAGGTTCATCGGAACATTGCCTTTGCCCTTGCGGTCTTGCTTCTCGGCTCAATATTCAACGCCGCGCAGAACTCCATCTCGTCCCACACCACCAACCCGCTACCGTGCTTCGCGTGGGAGGCGTGGCAATGAGCGCAGGCGAACATCGTGTTCTCGCGCGTGTAGAGAAGATCGCCGTAAAGCCGGAAGTTTGTCTTCGTGTCCGGGAACCGCTCGTGGCATTGCGTCGCTTTCTCGCGGCCGCATATCTCGCAAAGTCCTATGGGTTTAAGTGGCTTCTTCATTTGCTCAACCTCGGCTTCCTTTTGTTCAGGCACACCGGGCAATACGATGTATGTTGCCGACGTGCACCGGACTTAACATTCGTCATGATCTCGCGCGGGAAATACCCCTTGCAGGTGTTGCATTTCAACTCAGGCTTAACCTTCCGTTCTGCTCCGTGCTCGCGCTCGTAGTACCATTGGTGGTATTGACGGGTTAGCTGCTTGCGGATCGCGGGGTCTATTTCTGAAAATCCACGCATCTCACGCCTAAGGCGTGCTTCATCGTCGCTATGATAATCAATCATCACATGTACTCCGTATAGTTTTTCCGAAACTCGTCAACGTCAATCTTCAATACCTCAGCGCATTTTTCCGATATTGCGTCGCTGATCGGCTGGAACTCGTCTTCGTTCATCTGCTCAAACGCCAATGACTTCACCATCGGGCGAGGCGTGCCGTCAAGCTTCATGCTGATGTCAACCTGGCCGATCTCAATCATGAGTGCCTTCAAGAACTCGTAAGGTGTACCGTTGCGGTCGCGCATGTACGCTGAGTTCCAAGGCCCGGACATGTTTTCCAGAGTGCACCGCGCCATCCCGAATACGAGCGCGTGGTGACGTGGGTTCCTCTCGCGCTTCCATGACATCGCGTAAATTGCGGGTTTCATTTTAGCGCACTTCTCGGCGTCGCTGTTGTAGGCCGGGATGAATGATCCGTCAGCGCGCTTGACAAGGTTGATTCTCATTTCCACACCTTCGCGCGGTTTTTCTTGTCCATGAATATATCCCAAAACAAATCATCGCGCTTGGACTCGTAGTCGGCGTAGAGCGGAGCGCGCTTGGACTCGTAGTCGGCGTCGAGCGCATCGCGCTTGGACCTGTAGTCGGCGTAGAGCGGAGCGCACTTGGACCTGTAGTCGGCGTAGAGCGGAGCGCACTTGGACTCGTAGTCGGCGTAGAGCGGAGCGCACTTGGACTCGTAGTCGGCACACGCCTTCTTGGTCAGCACTTGTGACACATCGGGTATTCCAATGCCTCGAAATGCACCGGCCTTTAGTGCCTTGACTATCTCAGCGGGGAAGTTTTTCGATGACGAAAAATAAGTACACTCATGGTGTTTGCCCTTGATGCCGAAATAGCGCTCAATCGCTCCGTGGCCCTTAATGTCCTCAGAGTACGCAGTACCGAGGAACTTCTTCAGATCGCGGCCCTCCTTCGTGTTCAACAGGTTCGCCGTCAAGTAATACAGCTTGTTTTCGTGTTCAACCCAGCTTATAAATTCACACATGTCACGCCTCCTTTGTTTTATTCACAGCCCCATCTACTTGCGGTTCTTCGCGGCGTTAATTGCGTCGCGCCGAGCTTTTGTTTCCGTCCAGTTTATCCATTTAGCTCCAATATACGCAACACAACAGCCAAGAGCAAAACTAGCAATACAGTTGGCTAAAATATGGATAGGTCTTATACCTAAACCATAAGCCAGCCCCACTAAGACTCCGAGTATAGCCCATAAGCCTGTCATTATGACTTTCATTTGTCACCTTCGTGAATCGAATTTGCAGCGTCGCGTCGGTCTAGCTCGTCTCCGACAACCTGATAAAGGATTATGAAGCACCCGGTAAAAACTATTATCGCGCAGACCGAGACTGATATTATTAACAGGGTCATTTAAGCACCTCCTCGATGGGTAGGCCGGTGGCAGATGTTCGCAATGCGTCTCTACCCATTTTATATAATTGCATTGATATTGCCCTCAATGATCTATTCCGTCTCTCTTGCGGTGATAAATTCATATTATATCCTCGCTTGTGTTCTCTGTTTTTATTGTGATATTTTGAATGTTCTCCATGCGGAACAATCTCAAGATTCCCCGGTCTATTATCTGATTTGTTTCCATTTATATGATGAACATCCTCATCTTTATCTAATGGCCGCCCGATTATTCCCTCCATGATAAACCGATGTTGTTTTACAGATATTTGTGTTCCGTCAGGTAGCCATATTCTTCCCTCAATATAACCTTTCGAGTTTTTCCACCACGATTCTTGCTTCTTGTTGAACCCTCCGTTACCATCCCATAGACACCGGCGTGAACAATATTTACTTGATTCACGCAATGGCCTAAATTCCTTACCACATCGATGACAAAATCTGTTGTTTAATTTTCTGTTTTCCCTGCCCAGTGTATCTTTCATGGTGTTGGTCTAATCGCCTATGCCCAATTCGTCAAGCATGTTTTTTGCTTCCATGTCACCATCTTGAGCTTTTTTGAGTGCATACTCGTATAGATTTGGACTTGCGGCGATAAGACTGGCGTTGGCATTTGTTTCCTTGACTTCATCTATATTGTGCGGAAGATGAATATGGCAGATGTCGCTCACACTTGCCCTATTGGGACTCACCGATAACAGTAAATCTCCATTACCCCAGCACTTCCACGGACCCGGCGTGTGCTTTAATACTCATGACTCCTCCACGCGAAGCTTGCTTATGGTGTCCATTATGACAGAAGCGCAACCGGAACATACGCAATGTATGTACTCGTACGCTGCACCGTAATTCTTTGATGACACGCTAACCGTGTATTTCACCTGTTCGGCCCCATAACCCATGCTTGTGATTTCGTTTCTGCACAGATCGCAAAAATGCTTAATCATTTGCTACCTCCTTTCTAGTTATGGATACAACGTAATCCATAGGGCTAGAATTGTCAAGAAGTTTTTGCAAATTAAAATGGTGTATCGTTATCGCCGAACGCATCCTGGACCTTCGCGGCGGCTGCGTCGGTTGCGCTCTTCTCGGCCCTCTCGATGAAGTTGAAATTCTCAACAACGATCTCGACCGCCGTGCGCTTGTTCCCGCTCTGGTCGTCCCAGGATCGCTGTTGCAACCTGCCCTCGATGGCTATGCGCTGCCCCTGCTTGAAGTACTGAGCGATTATCTCACCAGTCTTCGCCCACGCGACGCAGTTGAAAAAGCTCGTCGTCTCTTTCTTCGCGCCGTCCTTAGTGTACGTTTGCGATGACGCGATTGAAAACTTCGACACGCTCGCCCCGCCCTGAGTGTACGTCAGAGTAGGGTCAGCGGTAAGCCTGCCGATTCCGTACCATCTGTTAAGGTCTGACATTTACTTCCTCCTTATCGATTGATAAATTTAAATTCATCTTTCATAAACATTCCAATAACATTTAGCTTCCCTAAGTTTCTTATTTTTTCAAATTGATCTTTTACTTCTTGGCGTGTCAAGTCATTGTAAGACTCACTTAAATCCATAAACTTTGCTGTTATATAATCGTCCACCAATACGCGACGACCGTCTTGTAATATTATATACTCCACTTTACTTCCTCCTTATCCATTCTTCGTGTAATTCTTCTATTTTCATAGCGACATGGTGCGCGCACTTTATGCACACGTTCCAATCAGCGAATGCTCCAACCAAAAACTTTTTTCGTAACAATATACGATATATATCGTTTTCTTTGAGCGAATCTCCACATATATAGCACGCTCTTTCCACTATGCCTAAATTATTTTGCGCAATCGTGACACCTTCACACTTAATGGAATCGATCGCAAAAATAATTCCTTGATATTCTATGTGAACATCGTCAACTTGATATCTTTTTATTACATCCAAATCCATTATAGTATAACAATTAAATACGACTATAAATCCAGCGCTCGACCTAAAAAAAGCAACGTTACCATTATGCAACCAACCCGCAATTTGTGAAATTTTTTTTATAGATTCCATACCGCCTCCTTATCCGTGCTTCTCGATATATTCTCGCACCCGGCGGGCGCGCTTTACCCATGTTCCCCATGTCTTAGTATTACTCATAGCGGGCCATAGATTACCGCAGCAATGATGCCCATAACGCTTGCTCTTACCATACAATTTACAGACATGACACGTATTTTCACATGACTGACAATATACGCAATAATCGGCATCGTAATTCTCACCTATCGCGTCTTCCATTTCTTCGATGTCTTGACATCGTGTTTCGGGCTGCTTCTCGGCCCACGCGATCATCCTGTCGTAATGGGCTAAGGCTTTCTGTTTAAGTGTCATTGTTGCCTCCTTATTCTTCCACGTCAAAATAACCTCGGTAATGATCGCGGATGCGCTCGCTCCCATGCCTCAGTGTAATACTCCCGGTACGCCGTGTACACCCTGCTGATACCGTGCTTCTTGCATATCTGCTCAAATCCTTTAAGGCTTGATTCAGCCGTCTCGAAAATATCTTGTAGCGGCGTATCGTCGCGCGGGTCTGATTCAAATCTTATACCATGCTCATTCGCATAAGCCGAAAGCGATTCTCCAATCGTGACCTGTTTAACATCGTTTACGACTGGATATTTGTCAAGCACTTCTTCTAAATCGAATAGCAGTGGAAACGGTTTTGTTTGCGTAGGGTCAAAGCAACGCTTCACCTTATCGCAAAAAGCGTATCCCTGCTCTTCGGTGTCGAAGTGTTTCTCGAACCACCTCAGCGCGTCCATCACGATCGGGTTCGGTATGACAGAATTATTTGGACCCTTGATCTGCATGGGTTCGCGGTATACTATCGCCATTGACGCAATTACATTTTTCATGTTCACCACATCATTGAGTCAATCGCGGGATTTCTATGTCTACTTCTTGCGTCAACCCTCTCGGCACCGTCAAACAATTTGTCCCAATACTTTATCATGTCGCCGGGCGTAAAAGACCATCGTTGATATTCGTTGCCGGCACGGGCTATGTTCATCAGGGTGTTTGCTTTTTCGATGAAATATCCGGCTTGTTCGTCGAAGTTGTGAAAGCGCTGTTCTATGAGTTCGGCTATTTGAGCACAAAACGCACAGTCTTTTTTACGTGGTACAAAGTGGCATCCGTGGATGCGCGGAAACTCGTACCAGAAGGTGTCAAAAACACGTTGATAGATGGTCTGCACTCCGCCCTTGCTGCGATACCCTGGTTTCCATATTGAATTCAGATCATGCACAACGTCAATCGCCGCGATAGCGGAAGGCATTTCATTTACTTGTTCAAGCATTTCATTTACTTGTTTAAGCATTTGTTTCTCGTCACCGATAGGGCGGTCAACCGGTGGTACGGTTTCCTGTACCGGCGGTACAAAATTTGAACCACCGGACATTCTGAGAACAACGTAATGCTCGCCCATTGTTCCATCTTCACGGCGACGCTGCTGATATTCAATCATTCCGAGTTTATGCAATAACGCCTTCGCTCTCTTCAGCTTACGCACACCCCAGCCCAAACCGTTCATGACGTAATAATCGTTAGCCTTAATCGATTGCGTGTGCTGCATCCTGGCGGTGAACATGTAGTGATCTAAAAGAGCTTTTGCGTCAAGTCCACCTTCGTCTTTATGCTTTAAAAATAGCTTGTATTTTGCGACTGTAATAAACAGTATATCATCGTTTTGCTCTATCGCGACTGAATCAAAGTCAATGTCTTTGCGTGATGCTTTTGCCATCCTTCCTCCTGAAATAAAAACGGGCCACACTGACCCCACCCTTTCGGGTTTCTCGCGGGGTAGTGCAGCCCTAGTGCTTTATGGCACTCGCGGAGGCGAGAATTCACCGTCAGTGCCATGTACGAATCAATACAAGTCCTTGTACTGATACATACAATATACTGCAATAAAACATAATCGTCAACTACTTGCGCGCTTTTATCTGCTCATCGGCCCACGCCGCTGGCCACTGTATGAAGCGTTGCTTAACATAGTCTTCGTCTCCAACAAATATTGCACAACTAGCATCACCATCACGATCTCTTGGAGTAAACCACTCTTGCGGTTCGGCCGGGGCGTGCGCGATGAAGTAATCACGGAGAGACATGCCGTGCGGATCGCGCATGTCGCCGCTCCCTATCGGGAATGCGGGTCCACCGTCGTCTTCCACTTCGGGCGCGTCATCGATCTTATCCATGAATCTGATCGGATACCAATAGCCGCCCGGTTCGTCAAGGCGCGCATTGCCTCCGCTAATTTCGATGATAATGTGCTCACCTCCGGAAACAGTATCGCGGAAAAGCACGCGATCTCCGACTTTAAACTCGCTCATTTCTCGACCTCCTTATAAAATGGTAACGGGCAATCATTGTGTATCGTGGTACGGTCTACAATCACAGCCGATATGCCGGACGACGGCTTCCAGTACACGCGCTCAATCAAGGTACACCGAGGCTTTCCTCGCGCGGGGCGAGTTAGGCACGAGCACTCGGAGCAGGACTCGATGAATTCAAATTTTCCGTCGGCAAGGACGATCATGCGCGGCGGCGCGTAGTGCTCCTCGGGGAGTACGCCGTTGATGTCGGCGTGTTCTATATTGTGGTGGACTTTCATGGTAGTAACTCCGGGTTTTCGTTAGTATTGCCGATTATTTCAAATTTTCCATCTGCGATATCATAGTATAATCCACTAACCATACTTCGCGTACGCCAGCCGTTGTTAAACCATTTTATGACAGACGTTCCGGCCGATGGATGTATTATTATATCTTCATGGTATCCACACCGCCCGGTCTTGTCGCGTAGGCCGGTGAATTGCTCAATTACAAAATCCTCCGGCTTATACGTGTCATCGCTTGAAATCTCGATCTCGCCGTCAAGATGAATAACCAGCACGTCGCCATTGTCGAGCGTTCCCGAGTAAAAATACTTTTTCGTGATCTTATCCCATACGCGGAATTTAATCTCTCTCATGACTCCTCCTTGATTAAGAATATGGCAAGCACCCTGTTCCACAGCCATATCCATATCAAGTATTTATAAAATACATTATAGTGATATGCTGCGTGATGTCCAATCGCTAATCCTAACTTTCGGCTATACAGAGTTTTACGGAACATAAACCTCATGACTCCTCCTTTCTTGTTCTTTGCTTAGGAGCATAGTAATGATAAAAGCGCAAAATTGTCAAGAACCATTCTCTTGAATCAGGATAATTTTTGAACACGTCGCGCATCTTCCACTCCTCGCCGTCCCACACCGCAACCCACCATTCGTCGTTGGAGCCGTAGCCGTTCTCCTTGCGAAGAATGTCATACGCCGCGAGTTGGAGCGCGTGTTTCACCGACCGGCCGAATGAGCGCTTCTGGTCCCACGTTTCAAACTCCCACAGCATGTCGGGCTTTCCGCAGAACATGAACTCGCGCGAGAACAGCGGTTGCTCGTGGAGAATGAGATCGCCGGGCTTGCGCGTTTCCACAAGTTCCTCGAACTTTTCAAGCATCAGGTCGAAGTTCGTATCGCCGGTGTCAAGGTATCGCTCAATCCGCGAATGCCGGTCGATCCCGTCAAGCCGCGCGGCCTCGTAGGTTTCATCGTCCACCCATATTTCCTCGCGCGGAAGGAGCTGCGACACCGACGGGACTTTTATCCCGTCGATGTAGTGCACCCTGGTTTCCTCGTTGTATTCAAGCATTGTCGGCCATCTTGTTAAGCTCGGCGTTCATAGTTTCTTCGTTCCACTTGTGGGCCTCGCAGAACGCCAACGCCTGCTTGACCGTGGTGATCCCGTTGGCCTTCATGCCGTCTTTGATCTTGTCAGATAGAGCGTTGATCTTGTCTTGCGGCGTCGGCTCCGGCGGCTTAGGTTTCTCTAGGTACTTCGAGCCGTCCCACCGCCTGGCGTAAATTTCAGCACCGAACCCGAGAGCTTTAAAAGCCACGGAGAGAGCGTCGGTAACTGCCATCTTGTAGCACTCGTCATTGGTGTACTGATACGGTACGTACTTAGTAGTTCCGTCTGCCTGTTGCTCTTTTTTGCTTTCGTTGGTAATCATCATCGAACCGCCGATTCCCTCGACCGGGTTACTGATTGTCTCTCCGTCACGGTAGAACACATCTACTCGCGCGAACGCCATAACCTGTCCGTCGGCTCCGGGCACGGTCCAAAGTTCTTTGATTGTATACCACCATCCAGTACCGCACGGGCCAAAGACCTCAGTAGCCGCCTGTAGTCTCCACTGCGGGTTAATATCGGTCATTCCCTTTAGGCGACCGCCGCCGATTGTCTTTAGTGCGGAT